TGGGCGTACGCGTGACCGGGTCACCGTCCTCGTCGAGGACAGGGCTGCCGTTGTCGTCGAGGACCGGGGTGCCTCGCAGAAACGTTCCGAGGTAGTCGGCGTCGATGGGATCCTCGAGTTCATCGAGGATCTCGGCCTCGGTCTGGCCGACCTTCGTGAGATCGACGACGATCTCCTCGGGTACTCCGAAGCGCTCGCGGTCGGCGACGCCGAGACTGATACGGAAAGCCATGTCAACCCTTCGTGACTACGGCGGCCGCCTCGTCGACGGCCGCGAGAAGTTCGTCGTGGGCCCGCTCGGCGAGCCGGTCACGCGGGTCGTCGACGAACCGGGACCGGACCGTCGTGACGTACCAGTGGGTGCGCTGGCCCCACAGCGGGTGACGCAGCCGGCCGTCGTTGAGTGCGCGCACGTCGCGCTCCTCCGTCTTGCCGGACGCCCAGACGCGCAGCTTGACGCCCGCGCCGCGGCCCACCCGGCGGATGCTCGTGGCCACCTTGACCGCGCCGGCCAGCGTCGGGGAGTACCCGGACGGCATGTAGTGCGGCACACCGTCACGGATGTCCGCGCTGAACCGCGCGCCGATGCCGCGCACGTTGCGGTCGATGCGCCGGTCGAGCAGCCTGTCGGCGGCGCGAAGGTCGGCGGCTGCGCGGCGCAGCTCGGCCGTACCGCGCAGCTCGACCTCGATCGCCACCGCGCTAGCCCACCTTGGCGATAGTCGAGGCGGCCTTCCAGCTGGCCTTGATCGCGACTGGGCCGTCGACGGAGCCGTCGATGGCCATGTCGACCAGGACCGTGCCGAACCAGTACTGCGTGGCCGTCGACAGGTCGGGGTAGATGTAGAACTTGCGCGCCAACCCGTCCGTCGCCGCGGTGTACGTCTGCGCGGTGGCGTTGTCGTACCAGCCGGAGAAGTCGCCCGACGGGTCGGGCAGGCCGGCCACGTACACGTGGTTGCTGTCGCCCAGCGCGGTCACGTCGGACTGGTCCTGCGGGAAGTTGAGCGACCACTTCGCGACGAACGGCAGCGGCTCCGCCATGGCGGTGTCGCTGGCGATTCCGATATATACCCTGCCCCGCCTGCCGTGGATGCGTGCGATTTGAACCACCCCTTGAGTCAGCTGGCCGCATGGCCAAGGCTTGTTTTGAACCGGATTGCGACCGACCCGTTCGGGGCCGCTAAGCGTCGAGCAGCCGCAGCAGCGCAGCGGCGTGATGGGTGAAGGTGTGATCGGCCACCGCGGCGCGCACAAGGCGCGGCGCAGTCCGGTCGTTGGGGTGGGTAAGCGCTAAAGCTTGTTGCGCTCTGGCCCGTAGGTGTTCACGATCTCTTCGGCCCACGCCAGAAGATCAGCAACTCGCTGGCCCGGCGGCTGGCTGCGGACCCACAGCTCCAAGTTCTCGGGGCGGTTGTCGTCGCGCACGCCGTTCTTGTGATGCACCTCTTCGGACGCCTTGAGTGGTCGCCCGAGCATTTCTTCCATCACGGCGCGGTGTTCCTTGACCTGTCGGCCATTTCGGCGAACGATCCGGTAACCGTTGTGAAGGTAGCCCGACCCCGCAGGAGCCGTAATCCGTTCGGGCCGTCCAGGCGATCCGCTGAGGCGTTGCCGCTCGTAGTGCATCTTGCACATACCACGGGAATCCGCCCGCCGGTCGCATCCTTCGATGCGGCACTCGCAGCCCTTCCATCTAGGAAGGGTCGACCCAACTGGCCCCGGAGTTCCGTACTTGAGCACCCGCGCACGGTGCATGACGCAGTACCCGTCGCCACTCAGACGCTTATCGCAACCAACAACGCTGCACAGCGTCCGCCCCTTGATACCCTTCGGCACTGTCGGCACTCCTCCACGGGTGTCGTCCGGGCCCCCGGAGTTCGCAGCTCGCGGGGGCCATCCCTACTTGTCCAGGAGCCGCAGGAGCGTCCTGGCGTGATTTTCAAAGGTGTGGCTGGCGATCGACGCTCGGGCGGCCGCGGCCGCCTTGTTGCGGAGAGCGTCGCGGGCCAGCCACCACCGCAGCAGATCCGCCGCCTCGGCCGGATCACTGAAGGTGGGAAGCATGGGGAACAGCTCGTCACCCTCGGGCCGCGGATCCCTCAAGAAGAAGTGCTGACAGGCTGCGGCCTCCACCTCGCGGGGGCCCATGGACCAGCCGCCGGTCTCGTTGCCGCCGTCGCCCTCGCGGCGGTAGATGTTGATGCCGACGCGCGCCGAGCGGTACAGGTCGACCGTGTCGGCGTTGTCGAGACACTCGGCCTGCTCGGTGCCCAGCCACGCCAGCAGCGGCGAGGAGTCCGGGAGGCTCTGCCAGTTGCCGGCGAGTAGGACGTCAAGGCCGGCCACGTGCGGCGCCAGCTCCTCGAAGAACTGCACGCGGCTCGGGTAGCCGGTGCCGACGAAGCCCAGGTCGCACACCATCTCCGCGCGCGCCGAGCCCGGGTGGTGCACCGCGGGGCGGTAGGCGTGCGGCAAGTACACCGCCGGCGCCACCGCCTGGAACCGCTCCAGGTTCGTCGGGTCGTTGATCACGTTGAGGTCGGCGTGCGCGGCGTAGGCGATCTGCCGTTCGTCCTCGTACGGGCTCTCGGTGTGCAGCACCACCACGCGGATGCCGCGGCGGCGCACCTCGTCGAGCAGGTCGGCGGGGACGAAGAAGCCGGAGACGATGACGAGCACGTCGGGCTGCAGGACCCACAGGTCCGAGCACAGGCCGCCGAGCGCGAGGTCAGTTGCCGCCTGGTGGTCGAGTGCACGTTTGAACGTGCCGTCCTGGCCGGGCACCGGCAGTAGCACGGTGCCGTAGAAGTTCAGCCGGTCGTCGAGGTTGAACCGGGCCACCTGGGCGCCGGCGGCGGCGAGGCCTTCGCACCAGCCGACGAACACGTCGTGCACCGAGAACGCGGGCCCGGGGTGGGCGATCAGGACGCGCATCAGAGCACGCTCACGGTGACCGGGAAGGTGCAGCCGAGGTACGTCAGGGCGGATGCCCCGGTGCCGAACACGTAGGCGCCGTAGTCGCGCGGGTCGCCGACCACCGCCCACTCCCAGTCTGCTGTGGCGCCGGAGTCCACGGCCGACTTGATGCTGCTGGCGCCGGTCGCGGCGATGTAGGCATCGAGCGCCTGCTGTGCGGACGGTTCGTCGACCTTCGCCACCCACAGGGTGATCACCAGCGAGAGCGTCGCCGCGCCCTCGAACGTGTCGTCGTAGGCGACGAACACCCCGCCCGCGGGCGGGGCCACCGCGGCGGCCGGCGGCATGATGGCGGCCGGCGCTTCGGCGAACGTGTTCAGGCCCGAGATCGTCGCCAGGCGGGTCGCGATCGCCTGGCGTACCGCGGTCAGCGTCCAGGCCATCAGGCACCGACCAGCAGCGGCTCGCGGATGTACTTCTGCACCCGGGTCAACACCATGGGGTTCTGGCGGGCGCGGATCACGCCGAACTGGCCGTAGCCACCGACGCCGAACGGTGCGTCCGCCAGCTTGACGATCTCCTCAGCGAGGATCAGCGTCGCCTCGGTCACCGGCGACGGGACCGCCGACCAGCCCCACGGGGCCGTCACCCGCATGCTGGCCCGGCGGGTGCCGCACGGCCAGTAGCGGCTGCCGACCGCGTGGATCTCCCAGTACGGCCAGCCCGGCTCGCCGTCCACGATGCCGTTGAGGGGCTGCAGTTCGTAGTCCGCGGTGGTCAGTGTGGTGGCGAAAGTGCCGTCGCCGGAGGTGTCGACCGCGATGACCAGGCCCGACGTCGTGTACAGGTCGTCGACGACGAGCAGGTCCTCGCTGCGCGGGTAGTAGTCCCGGGGTGTGGCGGCGGCCGCCTGCTGGAACTGGCGGTGGCACACCCCGTTGACACCGGTGCTCGCGACGGCCAGCTTCTCCGTCAGCTCCGCGTCCCGGGTGGTGTTCGCGGTGGGGATGCCGACCCGCGCCTTGAGCTTGGCGAGAGTGCCGTACGAGTCGCCGATGGCCACGACGTCACCCCCACTTGGTTTTGAAGTGCGCCAGGCCGGCATCCCAGCCGGTCACGTGGTCCATGCGGCTCGGGCCGGCGGTGTTGTGCTGCACCAGGTCGCGGCCGTCGGTCAGGCACCAGTTCGGCCGGCCGGCGGCGATCTGCTGCTGACACATGTCGTGGTCGTAGAGGTGCCACCCGGGGTACGACTCGTCCCACGTGACCGTGTGCCAGGTCGCCAGCAGCAGCCCGTCGAGGTAGGAGCAGGGCCCGCCCGGCCCGAAGTCCATCGGCCCGAACCGGGTGTCGACCACGGAGCCCAGCCGACGGCCCTTCCACCACGGGGTCACCCCGTCATGGCTGCCGACCACGCCGACCATGCCGACCATTGGCAGGCAGTGCGCCAGCAGCTCGGCGCGCAGCCGCGCCGGGTCGAGGATCTGCACGTCGTGGTGCACGTAGCAGCGCACCCGGTTGACGGCGCGGGCCTGACCCTCGTTGTAGGCGACCGCGATCGACGGCGCGTCCTCGACGACCACCAGCTCATCGCCGTCGCCCAGGGTCAGCGAGGCGGCGAGGTTGGCGTCGAGGACAGCGCGGTCGTGCGTCGCGACGATGTACGAGATCACATCGGCGAGTAGGTCGACACCGACGTGTGCCGGTGCGTGACGAGGATGTCCGGGACCGCCGGGATCACCCCGGCAGCACTGGCCAGCTTCTCGAGGAACAGGCCGTCGGAGTGCCGGCAGACGCTGTCGGTCGGGTCCTCGGGCAGCCACGGGTCGCCGATGACGTTCAACATCGCTGTGCGCCACATGACCTGCGTGCCGTCGACCTGACAGTCCATCCCGCCGGGCAACTTCGGGCCGCCGGCGAGGATCTGACCGACCAGGCGGTGACCCCCGTCGGGGAGCAGCTGCACCCGGTCCTGGGAGCACCACACGGCCATGGCCTCGGGGTGCGTGTCCAGGTAGCCGGCCATCAGCTCGACGTAACGCCGGTCGTGCACGTCGTCGTCGTAGCCGGTGTGCATGTACCGGCCGCGGACCAGGCCCGCCCGGACCACCTCGTTGAAGACCAGGCCCACCGGGCACGAGAGGTGCCGCAGGTGCCGGCTCTCGCCGGTCGTCACCCAGTCCACCAGCGGATGGCGGGAGTACTCCTCGTACGTGCGGGCCAGTTCCAACGACGTCGGGTCGTCGCGGCCGATCCACTGGCCGGAGTCCGCAACGATGATCTGCAGGTCGCGGCGGGTCTGACCCACCAGTGACGCCAGCTCATCGCGGAGCATCGGCTTCATGTGGCTCGTCACCAGGCACGTGACGGCCGGGAACAGCACCTTCACGCGATCGCCTCCATGTCCGCGGCGACCAGGCGGGTCACGATCTCGGCGAACCGGAGGGTGGGCGTCCAGCCCAGCACGCGCGCCGCCTTCGACGCGTCGCCGATGAGCAGCTCCACGTCAGCCGGCCGCAACAGCGCCGGGTCCGACACGAGGTACCCGGCGGGGTCGAGGCCGGCTGCGGCGAACGCGACGTCGACGAGCTCGGCCACGGAATGCGTCTCGCCGGTGGCGAGCACGTAGTCGTCCGGCTGATCCTGGGCGGCGATGAGCGGCAGTGCCCGCACGTAGTCCGGCGTCCAGCCCCAGTCCCGGCGCGCCGCCAGGTTGCCCAGCCGCAACTCCCGCTGCTGGCCGGCGGCGATGCGAGCCACCGCGCGGCTCACCTTGCGGGTCACGAACTCCTCGCCGCGGCGCGGCGACTCGTTGTTGAACATGATCGCGCAAGACGCGTGCAGGCCGTACGACTCGCGGTAGTTCACCGTCGTCATGTGCGCGAACGCCTTCGCCACCCCGTACGGCGACCGCGGGTTGAACGGCGTGCGCTCCGCCTGCGGCGTCTCCCGCACGGCGCCGAACATCTCCGACGAGCTTGCCTGCACGAACCGGATCGCCGGGTCGACGGCTCGGATCGCCTCGAGCATCCGCAGCGCGCCGAGGCCGGTGACCTCGGACATCAGCGACGGCTGCTGCCACGACATGCCCACGAAGGTGATCGCGCCGAGGTTGAACACGACCTCGGGCTGCGACTCCTTGAGCGCGTGCTGCAGCGAGGACTGGTCGAGCAGGTCGCCGTCGACCAGTCGCACATCCGGGACCAGGCCGGTCAGCCAGTCGCGCTTCGGGTTGCGCTGCCCACGGACCAGGCCGTAGACCTCGTGGCCGTCGGCGGCAAGGTGCTCGGCCAGATACGACCCGGCCTGCCCGGTGATCCCGGTGATCAGCGCCCTCACAGCAGCACCGGAACCGGGATCGGGACCAGCCAGCGACCCTCGAACGGACCGCGCAGCGCGCGGCCCAGGTAGTTCCAGGCCAGCAGCAGGTACGTGTCCGGGTCCGGCCGCGCGCCCTCGGCGACGATCGGGATGTGCGTGCCCGGCGTGAACCGGCCGATCTTGTGCGGCGTGGTGTCCACGATGTGGCTCACCTGGTCCGGGCCGAGGCCACACCAGTTGAGCAGCGTCGTCGACTTCGCCGAGGCGGCGAAACCGGCCAGCTTGCGTCCGGCGTCCAGCTCAGCGCCGACGAGCCCGAGTAGCGAGGTGCGCAGGTACTCCGCGCGGGCCTGCACCGCGGCGAACACGTCCATGCCGGTGTTGACGTAACCGAACTCGCCGGGTTGCCCCACCATCATGCGCCCGGTCGGGCTCGCGGCCCGCCGGCACGTCAGGCGGATGGACCCGCCCTGCATCGGCGTGCGGTCCATCGCCACGACCGACATGCCCGCCGCCCAGACTGCTGCCGACAGCGACGCGACGCTGAAGTAGAAGCGGTGCTCGTGGTAGACGTGGTCGAACTGGTTGCCCAGCAGCAGGTCCGCTAGGGACTGCACCTCGAGCACCGCGACGCCGTCGTCGGCGAGCAGGCTGCGGATCGCGCCAAGGAAGCCCGGCAGATCCGCCACGTGCGCCGCGACGTTCGATGCGATGACGAGACCGGCTGGGCCGAGCTCGTCGCGGAGCTCGTCAGCGACCCGCTGGTCGAACAGTGCGGTGCGCACGTCCAGGCCACGACCGCGGGCCACCTCCGCCGGGCCGGCCGCCGGGTCCACGCCAACGGCGCGTACCCACGGCGCCAGCCGATCCAGCAGCGACCCGTCGTTGCAGGCGATCTCGACCGTCAGGTGCGAAGCCCGCGCGCCGTGCCGCTGCAGGAGCAGTTCTGCCAGCCCCGCGTGGTACGCGGTCAGCGCCGGCGACGTCGAGGAGTAGAACCCGTAGTCCGACCACAAAGCCTCGTCGGGCACCACCTCGCCGAGCTGCACCAGCCAGCACCGCTGGCAGACGAGCAGCTGCAGCGGGTAGCGGGTCTCGACCTGCGTCGGGTCGGTCGGGAACGCATCGGCGAGCGGGGAGGTACCCAGGTCCAGGATCAGCTCCAGGCCACCGGCACCGCAGCCGCCGCACTCGGTGCGGGTCACGAGTTCGCCGCCAGCCGCTCGACGAACAGCGCCCGGTCAGCCTCGGCCGACTCCTGACCCAGCGCGTACACCTCGTCGTCGGCGCCCTTGCCCCACGCGGGGTGCAGGTGCTCCACGACACTGCCGAGCGCCATCTGCCACACACCGCGCTGCTTCGCCGCCGTGACCACCTCATCGTCCACGTACCAGTGGCGGTAACCCTCGTGGGCGACGACGCCGGGGCCGTCCCACGACGCGCCTACCTCGTCAACGTACGAGCGGCGCACCAGCAGGTGCGTGCCGTGGTCGCCAGCCAGGACCCGGGGGTTGCCCAGGTCGTTGGTGCCGACCACTGACGCGCCGAAGATGTCGGCGACGTGCTGAGCGTGGTCGAGCCAGCCGGCGTGGAACTTCACGTCGTCGCCGACGAGGAACAGCCACGGCTCACTGGTCTTGCTCGCGCCGAGGTTCGCCTTCTGCGCGAAGGTGCCAGGCCGGGCGGCCACGTCGGCGTCCGCGTTGTCGGCGGGCCAGTCCACCTCGCGCAGGATGGTCTGTGCGCCGGCGGCCCGCCACGCCGCGATGGTGTCGTCGTCATCGGCGTCACACACCGCGTACGCGGTTGCCAGACCGGTGCTCGCTCGCAGCGAGCGCATGAACGGCTCGGCGTTGGCCGGCCGATCCAGCACCGGCACGATCACGGCGACCTCATCGGTCGCCGGCGGCGGGTTGTAGGACCGCCAGTGGTCCACCTCGCTGAGCCAGCGGCTCTTGAAGTGGGTGGTACGCACGCCGGTGTGCACGTGGACCGGCACACCGAC